GAACGTGCATACGAGAACTTTCAGGCTTGCCTAAACTGGGAACAGGCCACTCGTCAACGCTATCGCGAAGATATGCGCTTCCTGTATGCTGACTCTGACAATCAAGACCAATGGGAGCCGGCAGTCAAAGCAAGACGGCATTTAGCTACCCAGCCGATGCTCACGATCAATAAGACGCATACGCATTGGCTTCACGTTGTCAACAATCTCAAAGCCAATAAACCATCCGTTCAGGTTCACCCTACTAATGATGAGGCAACCTATGAGGCTGCTGAAATCTTCGAGGGATTGGTTCGCCATATTGAATACAAGTCCAATGCAAAAGTCGCTTATGACATTGCTGCCGAGCATATGGTTGGCGGTGGCATAGGTTATTGGAGACTAACTACTGCCTATGCTGACGATTCCACGTTCGATCAGGAGATCTTCATTAAAGAAGTTCCCGATGCGATGAGCGTGTATCTCGATCCACATATCAAGCGCAAAGATGGTCTTGACGCAAAATTTGGCTTTATCTATGAGGATATGCCTCGCAGAGAGTTCGAGCGCAAGTTTCCTAACTTCAAATTGCCGGCCACAAGTCCGTCAGGCAATCAAATGTGGATCACTAAAGACGTAGTTCGCTTGGCTGAATACTACGAGCTTGAAGTGCGCAAAGAATGGCTTTATGCCCTTGAAAATCCCGATGGATCTATGCGCTATGCCAAAGAAAGCGATATTTCTGTCGATGAGCGCAAGCTATTTAATGAGGCAATCCGTCAGGGCGCGGAAGGAATCACAAGACGCAGAATTGATAAGCGCACCATCAAAAAGTATCTGATTGGTGGCGATGAAGTCTTAGAAAAAGGTACATGGCCTGGCTCTTATATTCCGATCATTCGTTGTCCAGGCGAGGAAGTCGTTATCGAGGGACGTTTAGATCGTAAGGGCTTAATCCGTTACATGAAGGATGCTCAACGCGCTTACAACTACAACGCTTCTGCTGCCATCGAGTTTGGCGCATTGCAATCTAAATCCCCATACATGGCTCCAGTCGAGGCCATCGAAGGCTTGGAAAACTATTGGGCTACTGCCAATACCGAGAACCATGCTTATCTGCCATACAACCATGCAGACGAGAATGGCAATCCGATTCCTTCACCAGTCCGTCAGCAACCTCCATCAAGCGCTCCTGTTTATATGGAAGGCATGGCAACTGCTGCTCAAGAATTGATGATGACCTCTGGTCAATACGATCAAACCTTTGGTGAGCAATCTCAAGAGCTTTCAGGTGTATCGATCGAGAAGCGCGTAAACCAAGGCGAGCGCGTTACTTATCATTTCCAAGACAATCAAAACATGGCCATTCAAACGACTGGTCGCATGATTATTGACTTGATTCCTAAAGTCTATGACACCAAGCGGATCGTGCGAATCCTTGGCGATGACAACACCGAGAGTCAGATCATGGTTGATCCTGAGTTGGCTGAGCCAATGAAAAAGACCGAGGACGAAGAAAACGCTCGAGTTACTGCCATCTTTAATCCGAATGTGGGCAAATATGACGTGGTTGCTGAAGTTGGCCCAAGCTATGACACCCGCAGACAAGAGGCTTTTGATGCAATGACTAAGCTATTGGCTGCTCAGCCTGCGCTTTCTCAGGTTATTGGCGATCTTTATATGGGATCTGCTGACTTCCCGAATGCGGACAAACTACAAGAACGTATGCGCAACTGGATTCCTCCAAATATCTTGGGTACTGGGCCATCCGAGCAAGAGCAACAACTGCAACAACAACTTCAGCAGGCTCAAGCCATCATCCAGCAATTGCAAGAGCAACTCCAAGAGAAGCAATCCTATTTGGCGCTTGATAAACAACGTCTTGATATGGATGCCCTCAATCACTTGGCTTTGCGCTTTGAAAATGAGCGTCAAGACTCTATCCAAGCATTCAAGGCTGAGACCGATCGCGTCAAGGCTTTGCTATCCGAACTCAGCAAGATTGATCTTTCCAAGATCGCTGATAAAACCGTTAGAGAAATCGAAGGGACACCTCAACCTGGCAAGGAGTATGATTTAAGCCACTTTGATCCGTCACAAGTGCTCGCTAACAATCTTTCACAAATAACCTAGGAGTCGTAATGGACAACACAACTGGTGCAACTACACAAGAACTAGACGCACAAAATAACGCAGCGCAACAATTAGAAGGTCAAAATCAGGGCAACGATGGGCAAAACACCCTTCCTGCCGAGCCTGATAGCAAGACTGGAGAGAATTCTTACAATGATCTGCCTGAATGGGCAAAGCGAAGAATGGGCGAATTAGCTGCTGAGAAGAATGCTGCTCGCGAGCGCCTTGCTGCTTTGGAAGCTGCTCAATCCCAAGTCCAGCAACAACAAGTCCAACAATCCCAAGCGCCTGCTCAAAATCAAGGCAATGTCGAGGAATTGGCAATGGTTTACGCTCAACAAATTGCTGAACAACGCGTCCAGCAACAAACCTTTATCAATGCCATGAATGACATTGAGCAAAAGGCAAAAGCTGAATTTGGTCAAGAATATGACCGTTCGATCTCCAATTTGAACTTGGCCGGTGTCGGTGGAAATGATTTCTTGCAGGCCATTGCGTCCGTTCCCAATCCTGAGGCAGTTATTACTTTCCTTGGCAAGTCTGAGAACGTAGGCGATGCCATCCGTATTGCCAACCTATCTCCATTGCAAATGGGCATCGAATTGACCAAATTATCAAGCAAAGCGGTCAAATCTTTTAGTAAACAAGTGTCGCGCACTCCCCCTCCAATGAGTGAAGTTGGCGGTGGTTCAAGTGGTACTGGTGGAACGGTTGAACCTGACCCATCTGATCATCAAGCCTGGATTGCGTGGCGCAACAAAAATAAACGCAGATAATTGACAATTATTCAAAAAAGCGTTTTAATGCATTTAGGTGTAATCAGACCGTAAACTGATGGATGGCCCGTTAAGTATCGACTCCATAGGGCAGGGGCGAAAAGTGTAGTTTCTTTTTTCTTTTTCTTATGGAGGTCTTAAATGACTAGCAATTCATTATTAACGATCAATCAGATCACCAATGAAGCGGTGCGTCTGTTTACACAAACTAACGCTTTCTTGCGTACAGTTTCCCGTCAATATGACGATCAATTTGCTCGTACAGGCGCTAAGATCGGTTCAACTCTGCGTATCCGTTTACCGAACGATTACACAGTTTCTACTGGCCCAGCTATTACCCCACAAGGTACTAACGAACAAAATACTTCTTTGACCGTTGCTACTCAAGCAAACGTACCAGTTTCTTTCGGTACTGCTGAGAAAACAATGAGCTTGGATGACTTTTCTGAGCGCGTTCTTGCTCCTGCAGTTAACCGTTTGGCTGCTTATGTTGCTGCTGACTTGATGAACGTAGCTGCTCAATCTGCTAACTTAGTAGCAAACTTGAGCGGTTCTACATTGTCAAGCCCACAAGCATCACAATGGCTACAAGCTGGTGCTGCTTTGGATCAAAACTTGTCACCACGTATGGATCGTAAGATCATTCTTGATCCAGTTACACAATCTCGCACAATTAGTTCTTTGGCTGGTTTGTTTAACCCACAAGTTAAGATCGCTGATCAGTATGAAACAGGCATTATCAGCAAAGATACCCTCGGCTTTGATTGGATGTACGATCAAACCACTACAGTTCATACTGTTGGTTCTTTCTCTGCTGGTACTGTTAACGGTGCAAGCCAAACTGGTACAACTTTGACTGTGAACGCTATTACTGGCACATTGAATGCCGGTGACATCATCACTATCGCTGGTGTTTATGCAATTAACCGTCTGACTGGCCAATCACAAGGTCAACTCCGTCAGTTTGTTGTTACATCAAACGTAGCGTCTGGCGCAACAAGCATTCCTATCTACCCTGGCATTATTCCTGCTCCTGCAGCGTTTAATACAGTAACTGCTTCTCCTGCAAACTCTGCAGCGATTAGCTTGGTAATGCCTGCTAGTTCACAGTATCGTCAGAACTTGGCCTACTACCCTGAAGCATTTACTTTGGCTACTGCCGATTTGGAAATGCCTACTTCCGGTGTGGTACAAGCTGCTCGCGCTAACTTTGACGGTATCAGCCTCCGTATGATCGAAGCATATGATGTAATGAGCGATAGCTTGATTACTCGTATGGACATCCTCTACGGTTACGCTGCAATCCGTCCTGAATGGTCTTGTGTAGTTGCCGATGTTGTTTAATCGGTTGGGGGTGAGGGGAAACCCTCCCCCTTTTTATGAGTTTAAGGAATATCCCAAATGGGTCACAAGCCCTGCTGGGATTCCGCAACTAGCTAATGATGCGGAAGAAGAACAAGCAATATTGAATCAAGCAGTAGAACCAGTCGCAGAGATGCCAAAAGTTAAGAGGGGCAGGCCTAAAAAATGACACAACCATTGCCAACAACACCGTCAGACATTATTAATTTAGCCCTTAAGACTGCAAATGTGATCGGTGTGGGTCAAACCCCGTTGGCACAGGATACGAATGACTGTTTCAATCAGTTAAACATGATGATGGCGCAATGGCAACGCAGGCGCTACATGGTTTACAACCTCGTAACCGTTGGTTTGCAAGCGACAGGCGCATTAACTTATTCAGTCGGAACGGGCGGTGATTTCAATATCACAAGACCGGTAAAGCTCGAAAGCGCTTTTTTCCGCATGAACAAAAACACTCCGCTTCCTGTGGATTATCCTTTGGAAGTGTTGAGAGCGCAGGAAGATTACAACCGAATCTCCATTAAGAATTTAAATGCCTTCCCTCAGTATGCCTACTACAACACAGGATTTCCTTTGGGCGAGCTATATGTTTGGCCAGTACCAAATAATCAATATGAAATCTTTATTTCGGTCATGGTGCAATTGGAAGCATTCCAAACCATTAATGATCAAATCGTATTGCCTCCTGAATATTTAGATGCTTTGCATTGGAATCTTGCTAGACGTATTTGCGTCATGTATGGATTGCCAATCACCCCTGAATTGACTGGATATGCTGAAGCCTCAATGCGAGCCATCGAAGAAGTCAACTCTCAGATTCCTTTATTGCATATGCCTGTTGCCTTGCGTGGCAAGTCAGGCGCATACAATATTTATGGTGACTTCTACGTTGGGAGCGCAGGCTAATGGCTAAAGCTGCTCTAGTCACAGGCGCATATCAAACCAAAAGCGTCATCGCTGGTGCGCAGCGTTGCATCAATCTTTTTCTTGAAAAGAATCCCGATGCTGCAATTTTTCCTTTTACGCATTATCCAACTCCAGGCCTTACAACATTAGCAACTTCTAGTGTAAATGGTTGGAGAGGCTTATTTTCTGCAAGCAATGGTCAATTATTTGGTGTTTGCTATAACAATGTTTATTCTATTAGTTCTAACTGGAAATTATCCTTATTAGGATCGATTACTTCAGGATCAGGCCCAGTTTCAATGGTAGATAACGGATCTTATTTATTTATCGTTGATGGAACTCCAAACGGAGGATGGACTGTAGAGCTTTCAACAAATATATTTGCTCCTGTAGATAATTCTAGCGATGCAAGCGGTGACAATGGTGGTTTTTATGGCTCAAATCAAGTCAATTTTGTCGATGGATATTTAGTATTTAATCGTCCAGGCACAAATCAATGGTATATATCCCTTGATAACCAAATACAAATAGATCCTCTTGATTACGCTTCAAAAGACGGTTATGCAGATAACATAGTTGGAATTGGAGTTGCTCGCAGATATATTTATCTTTTTGGTGAAGTGACAACCGAAGTATGGTTTAACGCAGGAAATACAACTTTTCCTTTTGAACGCTTGCCTGGATCATTTATTCAATATGGTTGCGCTGCAACAAATTCAATTGCTCAAATGGATGGTGAGCTTTATTGGGTTGCTCAATCCCCTCAAGGAACTGCAACTATTTGCAAAACATCAAATTTCAATGCTCAACAAATAAGCACTTTTGCAATTGATCAAGAACTTCAAACTTATCCTACGATTTCAGATGCTATTGGATATACATATCAATTAAATGGCCATTATTTTTATGTCGTAACTTTCCCAACTGCAAATAAAACATGGGCTTTTGATCTTTCAAACGCACAATGGAATGAATGGCTATGGACTGATGCTAATGGACAATTTAACCGTCATCGTGGTAATTGCTTTGCTTTCGCTTACAACACTCTTGTTGTCGGTGATTGGCAAAATGGGAATCTTTATGCCTTAGATCAGAATAATTATTCTGACTTTGGTGGCCCAATCGTTCGGACTCGCGGTTTTTATCATTCTGAAGATGATAATTCTGACCGAGTCAGATACAAATCCTTTATTGCTGAAATGGAATCAGGTAATGGCAACAATAATCAGCCTGTAACCGTATTTTTGGAATGGTCAGATGATCGCGGTAAAACCTTTGGGAATCCTATAGCGCAAACTATGGGTGTAGAGGGCGCTTATTTGACCTCTATTCAATGGATGCGCCTTGGTATGGCTCGAGATAGGGTATTTCAGCTTTCTTGGTCTGATCCTGTTAAAACTGCCCTTTCAGGGGCTTTTATTGATG